CGATGAGAAGAGCGGCGTCCAATGCGGCCAAAGGAGTTCGCAATGCTGGAGCATACGCAAGAGACGCCGGCAATAAAGCCAGAGCCGGCCTCGAGCGTATTGGTAATACCAGGGTTTCGCCAAACGTAGCCAGAGCGGTTAATGTTGGAAGTGCTGTTGTTGGCGGCGCGGCCGGAATCGCCGCGGGGCGTGCGGCTCGTAAAGCGTACGAAAAGCGCTACGGCGGAAACAACGGGCGTAGCAATAGCCGCAAACGGAGACGTTAAGCGCAGGAGGTAATTCATAATGCCAACTTTAGGTGAGCGACTCCAGCATGCCTGGAACGCATTCAAATCGAGAGAGCCTACGCCTTCTCGCAATTACGGTGCCCCGATTGGCGGCTACGGTTATCTGCCTAGCCGCCGGAGATTGTCTCGTGGCAACGAGCGTTCAATTGTGACTGCGGTGTATAACCGTATAGCGATTGACTGCGCCATGATCGAGCTCGAAGAAGTCACTATAGATCAAAATAGAAGATACACGGGCACCGTGCGATCCGGGCTCACGAACTGTCTAACGCTGGACGCGAACTTGGATCAGACAGGCTTTGCTTTCAAAATCGACGCAATCCTGTCGATGTTTGATGAAGGCGTTGTGGCTATCGTGCCGGTTGACACCAACGGAGATCCATATCTGTCAGGGACATACGACATTCTTACAGTTCGAGCGGCCAAGATCGTGCAGTGGTACCCCAAGCATGTTCGACTCAGTTTATACAATGAGAATACTGGACAGCAGCAGGAGATTACCCTGCCTAAATCGTTCGTGAGTATCATCGAGAATCCCTTTTACGCAATAATGAACGAACCGAATTCGACACTGCAGCGATTAATTCGAAAACTCAACATTCTGGACTACATAGATGAGCAGAGTGGATCGGGCAAATTGGATTTGATCATACAGTTGCCGTATGCGGTTAAGACACCACAGCGTAAAGAGATTGCCGCGCAGCGTAGAAAAGAACTGGAGGAACAGCTTAATGGTTCTAAGTTCGGCGTTGCATGGACGGACGGTACCGAGAAAATTACTCAGTTGAATCGCCCCATTGAGAACAACATCTGGCAGGAAGTTAAAGACTTGACAGCGATGCTTTATAGCCAGCTGGGTTTGACCGAAGGCGTATTCGATGGATCTGCCGACGAGAAGACGATGAAGAACTATTACTCACGTACGGTCGAGCCGATTCTTAAGGCTTTTTCGGACGAAATGGAGCGGAAGTTCTTGACTAAGAACGCACGAACCAGAGGGCACGCGATTAGATTCTTCAGAGATCACTTTAAGCTGGCATCATTATCTGAGATCAGCGATATCGCCGATAAGTTGATCAGTAACGAGGTCGCTGAGCCTAATGAGATTCGTTCCGAGATTGGCTGGAAGCCTTCACAGGATCCGAGAGCCGATCAGCTTGGTAACAGAAACCTTAAGAGCAAGGACAATGGCATGCTAGGCGATGGAGGCCAGTTCGATCAAAATGATCCGAACGAAGAAGGCGGCTACGAAGATCTCGAAGAGTATGAGGAAGAGCCCGTCGACGGAGGTTATTAATCAAAATGAAACTTAACAAAAGATACGCGGATTTTGCCGGTTGGGTGACGCGAAACAATTTGCGTTGCGCGGACGGCAGAGTTATTCGCCATGGCGCTTTTAAAGACCAGGACGGATCGGTCGTTCCGCTTGTGTGGAGCCACCAGCATAATGACCCGGAACTTGTTCTTGGAAAGTGCTTACTCGAGGATCGAAAGGAAGGCGTCTATGGCTACGCGTTCCTGAACAATGGCCGTAAAGCACGGCAGTCTAAAGACCTTGTTGAGCACGGCGATATTAACTCGTTTTCCATATATGCAAACCATCTTCACCAGGAAGGTTCCAGTGTTATGCACGGAATTATTCGTGAAGTAAGTTTGGTACTTGCTCCGGCCAATCCCGGGGCTTTTATTGACGTGAAAAGCATTGCTCACGCCGATGATCCGGACAGCGATTTCGAGGCAGTAATTACTTCCGGCGTAGAATTCGATACTCTGGCGCATTCCGGCACAGCAGCTTTTGAACACGCTGACACAGACGAGGAGGATGAAGAAATGGCAGCTGAAAACAGCGATATGAGCGCTCAGGACGTGTTCGACACACTCACTGACGAACAGCAGAACGTCGCATATTACATGGTCGAGCAGGCCGCACAGGGCGGATACGATGCTGGATATGATGCCGCGATGGAAGACATCGCCAATGACGAGGACTACGACGACGAGGACTACGACGACGAGGACTACGACGACGAGGACTATGACGACTATGACGACTATGACTACGATGAGGATGATGAAGAGATGAAACATAACGTATTTGATGCAGACATGTATGACGATGGAGCATACCTCAGCCACGATGATCTGAATGAGCTGTTCGCGACTTCTATTGCGGACGCCAAGAACTTCGGTGGCAGCTGGAAAGAGTCCTTTATTGCTCACGCCGAAGAGGACTACGGCATCGACGATATCGATATGCTGTATCCCGACTACAAGAGCCTGAATACACCGCCCGAGTTCATCAAGAGGGAGATGGACTGGGTGTCTAAAGTAATTAACGGCGTAAAGCATGTTCCCTTCACCCGGATCAAGTCCCTGTTCGCCGATATTACAGAGGACGAGGCTCGTGCAAGGGGTTATATCAAGGGCAAGAAGAAGAAGACTGAGGTCTTCACTCTGCTTAAGAGAACAACTGACCCGCAGACCGTTTACAAGCTCCAGAAGCTTGACAGAGATGACACCATTGATATTACCGAGTTCAGCGTCGTAGCTTGGCTTCGCCAGGAGATGAGAATGATGCTGGATGAGGAAAAGGCGAGAGCGATCCTGATCGGCGACGGCAGAGAACCCGATGCTGAGGACAAGATCTCCGAGCAGCATATTCGCCCGATCGCAACTGACAGCTACCTGTTCTCTGTAAAGGTACCGGTCAATGTCGCCAAGGGTGCTACCGGTGCTACGAAGGCTAAGGAACTTATCAATGCCGTTATTCGCAGCCGCAAGCTGTACAAGGGATCCGGCAACCCTACCTTCTACACAACTGAGGATGTCCTGACTGAGCTCCTGCTTCTTGAGGACAATATCGGTCACAAGCTGTACAAGTCTGTGCAGGAGCTGGCTACTGCTCTCCGTGTAGCAGATATCGTTACCTGCGAGCCCATGGAAGGTCACAAGATCACGTTCGTAACCGAGAACGAGGAGACCGTTGCCAATAAGCCTCTGATCGGCATTATTGTCAACCTCGACGACTACAGAGTAGGTGCAGATAAGGGCGGCGAGATCAATACTTTCGAGGACTTCGATATCGACTTCAACCAGTACAAGTATCTGATCGAGACCCGTTGCTCCGGTGCTCTGGTGAAGCCTTTCAGCGCGCTTTCCATCTATCTGGAAGAGGCTACTGCCTGATCCATGTTTCGCTAAGGAGGCGTTTCAATGAATAAGTTTTGGGGCTTAGTCGGCTTTGTTAAACAGGTTGAGACGTCTCCTGATGTTTGGACTGAGCAAGTAACAGAGCGACACTATAGCTGTGAAAAAGTGCGCAATGGATCGCGATGGCAAACATCCAACTATACGACAACGAACGATGATTTGGTGCTTGACAACCGCGTTAGTATCCTTGCCGACCCGTATGCTTGGAACGAGATTAGTAGCATCCGCTATTTGGTTCGTCGCGGGTCAAAATGGAATGTAACTTCGATCGAGGAGAATTACCCGCGATTGATTTTAACACTAGGGGGGATCTACCATGGCAATTCTAACGCGGGTTGAGTTCCGGGACAAGCTTCGAAGTCTCGATCCCAAAGCGCATACTTATTTCCAACCTCCGGACGGTGCACAGATTGTCTACCCGTGCTTCATATATTCCCGAGACGTCGGGCGTGGCATGAAGGCTGACAATACTCTGTACGGTTATGCGGAGTGCTATAGCGTTACGTATATTACAACCGATCCTGATACGACGGTGCCAGTGTCTATGCTGAAAGCTTTTAGCTACTGTTCGGATGGCAAGCCGTTCGTTAAGGACAAACTCTATCATTATTCTTTCACCATCTACAACAAATAGGAGGTCATATTATGGCTAGACTTGAATGGGATAAGGTCGGTGAGCGTACTTATGAAACAGGTACCGACCATGGCGTTCTCTATGTCGCCGTAAACGGTGCGTACCCGAAGGGCGTAGCGTGGAACGGCCTTACCGGCGTTGATGAAAACCCTTCCGGCGCGGAGGCAAGCGCCCAGTACGCAGACAACATTAAGTACCTCGAGCTTCGTTCCAACGAGGAATTCGGAGCGACGGTCACAGCTTTTACATACCCCGATGAGTTTGAGGAGTGCGACGGATCTGCAGAGCCTGTCCCTGGCATGTTCATCGGACAGCAGAAGAGAAAAGTATTCGGCATGACATACCGCACCAAGCTCGGCAACGATACCGACGGCGATGAGCATGGCTACATCCTTCACCTCGTCTACGGCGGAACTGCTTCCCCGTCTCAGAGAAGCTACAGAACAATTAACGACAGCCCCGAGCCGATCGAGTTCAGCTGGGAAGTTTCTACGACGCCTGTCAAGATCGAAGGCTACAAGCCGGTAGCTCATATTCGTATCAACTCCACCAAGGCGGATGCAGCAAAGCTCAAAGCGCTTGAGGACATCCTTTACGGATCCGACGAGACTGAGGCAAGACTTCCTCTTCCGGACGAAGTCAAGACGCTTCTGGCTGCTTGAGCCTGATCTGGTCAAAGTGGAATTCAGAGCCCCTGGGATTCGCAGTCCTTGGGGCTTTTTAATTAAGAAAGGAGACGCCCGATATGCGTAAAGAGACAATTAAATACAAAGACTTTGATGGAACCGAGAGAGAAGAGACCTTTTACTTCAACCTCACACGAGCCGAGTGCGTAGAGCTCCATTCAAAAACACCTGGAGGACTCGGCAGTATACTCGAGAAGATCGTGAAGGCCAACGATACCGGCGTTATTTATGCCACGTTTGAAGATCTACTGGGGCGTTCGTATGGCGTGAAGTCTGACGACGGCCGCAGGCTGATCAAGGGTAAGGATCAGGAATATTTCGTCGCGTTCAAAGAGAGTCTCGCGTACGACGAGCTTATCTGCAAGCTTATTTCTGTCCCCGGCTATGCCGCAGACTTTTTCAACGCCGTTATTCCGGTTGAGGAGCTTAAGGATCTTATCGGCACGCTCAACAAGAACGCAGAAGCCTTGAAGAAAGCCGCCGATATTTCTCTGGTGAAGTAACATGCCGATTTCAATCACGATTCCGGCCGGGTCAGATCTTTTCAATACGGTAACCGAAGAATTCTACACCTTGGATTCGGACGTAACACTTGTGCTCGAGCACTCGTTGATTTCCCTGCAAAAGTGGGAACAGAAGTGGCACATACCGTTTCTGGACAAAACGAAAAAGAAAACACCCGAGCAGTTACGTGATTATTTGCGGTGTATGACGCTGACCAAGAATGTTGATAAACGCGTGTATAGGATGATACCGCGGGACGAGATGGTTCGACTGCAGCACTATATCGAGGATCAGCACACGGCGACAACCATTCACAACCAGGCAAGGCCGACACAACGGGAGATTAAGACGGCTGAGGTTATTTATTCCGACATGATCTTGTTAAACATCCCGTTTGAGTGCCGGACGTGGCATCTTAATTCCCTTTTGATGCTTATTAATGTCTGCGCCGAAAAGCAGAAACCGGCGAAAAAGATGAGCAATTCGCAGATCTTTGCGCAGAATAGAGCACTTAACAAGGCTAGAAGGGCGGCTATGCATTCGAAAGGCTAGGCGCTGAATGAAAGTTACTTTTAAGCACAAAGGCGATTTTTCAAAAACACAGCAGTTCTTGATGAAACTAACAGGCCGTTCATATCTGAAAAAGCTCAGCGAATATGGACGGATGGGCGTTGAGGCTTTGGCCGCAGTTACGCCTAAGAGAACAGGACGTACCGCCGCATCTTGGGAGTACGAGATCGAAGATAACGGCAAAACAACGACCATTCAGTGGACGAACAAGAACATTCAAAATGGCGTGAACATTGCCATAATTCTAGATGTCGGACACGGGACGGGGCGTGGTACGTATGTACAGGGACGTCACTATATTTCGCCCGCGATCCAACCGATATTCGACAAGATTGCGGAAGAAAGCTGGAAGGAGATCACTAGCGTATGAGCAAGCAAGTTGACGAGCGGATTGTCAAAATGCAATTCGATAACGCGGAGTTTGAATCCCGCGCTAAGAACACTATATCTACGCTGGACTCTCTTTCCAGCGCTTTACAACTCCCTAACGGTTCTAAAGGGCTAGACCAGATACAGCAGGGCGTTAAACAGCTTAATTTTTCGGCGCTCAACAGCGCTCTGGAGACTGTAAATTACCGTTTTTCTGTACTTGGAGCGGTCGCTACCGAAGCGTTTAACCGGGCAGTTAATGCCGCGGTTAATGCCGGGCAGCGTATCGTGAGCGCGTTAACGATAACCCCTATTAAAGAAGGTTTCTCGGAATACGAACTTCAGATCGAATCGGTCAAGCGAATTCTTAATTCCGCAAAGAACGAAAACGGCCTGCCTGTTACGCTGGATCAGGTCAATCGCAAGCTGGATGAATTGAATACATACGCGGATAAAACCATTTATAGTTTTTCCGACATGACAACGAACATCGGTAAGTTCACAAACGCCGGTGTAGATCTGGATAAATCGGTCCTGGCGATCCAAGGTGTGGCTAACGAAGCCGCGTTATCTGGTGCAAACGCCCAGGAAGCTTCACGTGCGATGTATAACTTCGCGCAGGCTTTGAGCGCTGGTTATGTTAAGCTGATCGACTGGAAATCTATCGAGAACGCCAACATGGCAACTGTCGGTTTCAAAGAAGAACTGATTAAGACTGCGGTAGAGCTTGGTACACTTACACAAAAGGGCGATAAGTACATATCCACCACCAAGGATATGACGGGCAAGGTGTCGACAGCATTCGATGCCACTTCTAACTTCAACGAGTCTCTTGCACACCAGTGGATGACTTCTGAAGTTCTGACCACCACGCTTGCTAAATATGCGGACGAGACTACCGAGATCGGTAAGGCGGCGTTCAAGGCAGCTACCGAGGTTACTACATTCCATAAACTACTGGATACGCTCAAGGAAACTCTTGGCTCCGGTTGGAACCAGACGTGGCAGCTTGTCATTGGCGACTTCGAGGAATCTAAGAAGCTGTGGACTGGCATTAACGATGTCCTAAGCGGTGCCATCAATGCGTCCGCAGATGCTCGAAACGACCTTATTTCTGACTGGATTGTTTTGGGCGGCAAAGCTGCTACTCTGGAAGGTTTGAAGGATATTTGGGGCGGGCTTGTCAACATCGCAAACGAATTCAAGTGGGCAATGCGGACCGTGCTGCCAGTTATCGACGGATTCGATCTTACGAACATTTCTCTTGGGATCAGAGAACTCGGAGAAAACTTCCGCATGTTCACTGGCAGAGAAAGTGGCAATATTCGCAAGACGTTTGAGGGGCTTGGCTCCGTATTAGACATATTCTTGCAGACCATTTCCGCGGTTGCGAGAACCGTGGCTCCGGCGGTTGGACCGCTGTCCGATTTGACCCATCTTTTTCTTTCCTCATCCGGTTCTTTCGGAGAATGGATTACCGGCATTGCGAAATCGGCAAGAGAAAGCGATTTTTTCTACGAAAAGATCCAGCAGTTGATCGATCCGATTCGTAAGTTCATTGAGTATATTCAAAAAGGTATCGACAAGCTTGAAGAGCTTACTAGTTTCAAGGAAAAGCTTGGCGCCTTTAAAGATACAATTCTTGAAACCATATTCGGCGACAAAGAAGGCCAGTCCTCCGGAGCATTTTCTTGGATTGACCGGGCCAAAGAGGCGATAAAAAATATTTCCGATATGGTCCGCAGTTCCGAACCGTTGAAGAATCTCGGTGACATTTTCATCAAGCTGGGATCGGCAATCGGTAAATTTGCTCAGGGACTTGGCGGAGCTGTATTGGACGCGATCGTTGCTTTTGGCAAGAAGTTTAAGGAAGTATTCAGCGAAGGCTTTAACAAAGAGACGTTCGAGACACTACTCGGCGGCGGTTTACTTGCGTTTATCGCTCTCAAAATCAAAAAGCTGACTGAGGTTTTCGAGGACCCGTTCAAGGCTATAACGAGCATATTTAGCGGAAAGAGTTCCCTTTCGCGGACCATCAGTGAGCTAGGTGAATCGCTTGGCGGATTTTTCGAAAGTCTTGGCGGCGCACTGGATGGCTTCAAGAGCAAGTTTAATGCCGAATCCATGATGAATATTGCGAAAGCCATTGCCATATTGGTTGGCTCGCTTGTCGTACTTTCATTTGTTGATACCGATAAACTCGGGACATCTGTGCTGGCGCTTGGCGCAGTTATGAGCGAACTAGTCGGCATGATGAAACTAATGGACAAGGTTTTAGGACCAGGTGGAGCTAAGAAAATTGCGGCATATGGAGCGTCGGCAGTTGCTTTGTCGGTTGCGATCCTCATATTGTCAGGGGCAGTTAGATTACTTGGCGGTTTAGACGAGCAATCCTTGCTCAATGGCGTTCTTGCGGTCGGAGTGCTCATGACTTTGATGACGCTAATGAGCAGACTTGGCGGCAACAAGCTGTCGACAAAAGGATTTGTGACGCTGGCCGTTTCGATCAAAATCATTCAGAGCGCAGTTGTGAATCTAGGCAAACTGGATGAGCAGGCATTGCTCAATGGCGTTCTTGCGGTCGGAGTGCTCATGACTTTGATGACGCTAATGAGCAGACTAGGCGGCAAGAATTTCTCGGCCAAGGGCTTCATTACGCTTTCAGTTTCATTACTTATCATTCAGCGAGTCGTAAAGGAGCTTGGCGAGCTGGATGAGCAGGCATTGCTCAATGGCGTTCTTGCGGTCGGAGTGCTCATGCTGCTCATGACTTTGATGAGTAAAGTCGGCGGCAAGAATTTTTCGGCCAAAGGCCTTCTGCTCATGTCTGTGTCCATTTATATTCTCAAGGATGTCATTAAGGAGCTTGGTACCCTCGACGACAAGGCCTTAGGCAAGGGGATGCTGGCAGTAAGCGCTTTAATGATCATAATGGGCGCCCTTAGTAAGTTCGGTGGCAACAAGTTCGGCGGCGGCATCGCGATGTTGGCTATGGCGCAAAGCATGACCATACTAAGCGGTGTTGTGAAAGAGTTTTCGGCCATGCCATTAGCATCGTTAGCGCAAGGCATTATTGCGCTTGGCGTGTGCCTGACAGAATTCGCCGTAGCGTTGAACTTCATGAAGGGCACAATTGGCGGATCGGCAGCTTTACTTGTGGCTGTAGCAGCGATCAACTTGCTAATGCCTGTTATCAAAACCCTCGCGTCCCTTTCTGTGCCAGATATTGCCAAAGCGCTGATCGCGTTAGGTCTGGCATTCGCAGTATTCGGCGGCGCGGCCATGCTGTTGCAGGGAGCTATTCCGGCAATGCTTGGATTATCCGCCGCCGTTGCCGTGCTTGGCGTTGGTATGCTTGCGCTGGGAGCCGGATTGTTAGTCGCAGGCGCAGGCATGACCGCATTTGCTGCGGGATTTGCCGCCAATGCTGCGGGTATTGTCGCTGGTATCGGCATATTACTGGTCGGTATACTGGCTAGAATACCGTTGATCGTCGTTACGATCGTTACGGGCATTACTGCCATAATCAAAGCTCTGGGCGATGCCGCACCGGTAATCATTCAAGCTTTGGTCAAAATAGGATTAGCGCTGCTCGATGGATTGACGCAGTTATATCCTGCCGTGGCGACAGCGATACTCGAGTTCCTGGTGACGATGCTGACTATATTTGCTCAGTACATGCCGATGGTTACTAACGCGCTGGTCGAGCTTGTAATCCAGTTGATTGACGGCATAGCAGCGGCAATTTACAACAATTCGGACCGCATCATTACTGCGGTTCATTATATTGTAATGGCACTGCTCGATCTCGTTCTCGCCACCTTGCAGGAGATACTCAGGCATATTCCTGGCGTTGGCGGAAAGATTGAGGAAGAGCTGGGTAAAGTCCGAGATGCGATGCGCGAAGATTTCGATCAAAATTACGCATCAAAGCTCGGTTCTGATTTTACTCAGGGACTTGCTGATGGAACGAGGAGCAAAACTGAGGACCTTCAGGCCGCAGGATCAGAAGCTGGAAACTCGATTAAAGATGGAGTGCTCGGCGGCTTCTCCGAATTGCCCGATGGTGTATCCGGTATGTTCGGCGGGCAGATTCCCGAATCGATACGCAACGCTATGCCCGGGGCAGAAGGCGCGGCGACCGAACTTGGCGATGGGACGAAGAGCAGCCTGCTAGAATCGTGGGGCACCCTTGGCGATACAGGACTGTACCTGAACCAAGGTATCGCAGATGGTATTCTCGGAAACGAGTCTATCGCGACCGAGGCATCGTCGCTACTGGGTGACGACGTTCTGGCCAGTCTGAACGGTTCGATGGAGATCAATTCTCCTTCGCAGGCAACCTGGAATTCAGGCATGTACCTGGACCAGGGACTTGCGAATGGCATCACGGACAACCAGGGCTTTGTATCCACCGCGATTACGACGCTTGGATCCGTAATTACCGGAGCTTTTTCTGCTCTTACAAATACCTTTTCCGCAGCGGGCAAAGCTAACGGCTCTGCATTCGGAAGAGGCGTGGCTAGCGGAAGTGGTGTGGCCAGAACAGCTGGTTTCACGCTTGGCTCTTCGGCAGCAGCAGGTGTTGGATCCGTGCAAGGCGTTTTCGGTCAAAATGGAAGTGCTTCGGCTGGAACTTACGCCACGATGGTGCGCGGAAGGAGCGGCGAAGCTAGAGGCGCTGGCGCGTTTGTCGGTGCATCCGCAGCATCCGGTCTTGGAACGGCAAAGCCTGCATTTTCCAGAGCCGGCATGTCTTCTGGCACGTCTTACGCGACGGGAGTTTCGAGCAAAAAGCAGTCCGCGAGAGACGCAGGTATTGGCGTAGCGAATTCCGCGTTAAGCGGCGTGAAAAGCATTACTGGTTTCTTTGACGCGGGTGTGGATTCCATGGCAGGATACGCACGAGGCTTGTGGAGCAAAGTGCATGAAGTCGCAGATTCGGCAGCAAGTATCGTTAGCAATGCACTTAGCGCCGCAAGAAACGCTGTCGATTCGCATTCTCCTTCCCGTAAGTATATGCAGCTGGGCGTTGATTCCGACGAAGGTTATATCCTGGGTGTAGAATCTAAAGCCAAGCAAGTTAATGACGCAATGTCAACACTTGCGCTCGGTGCCATGGCGGCATTCTACGCGGGAATTTCCAGAGCAGATATGGTCGCCAATAGTGACTTGGTCGTGACACCTTCCGTCGTGCCTGTATTGGATATGAACGGCGTGTATAATTCTGTCGATTACTTGGATCAGATGTTTAATGGCGCCGGAGGAATACTCGGGTCGATTACCACGGACATCAACACCAATATTGCGGACATTGCACGCATAACAGAAAATACGAATCGAATACTTAGAACTTTACAGAACGCTCGTCCGATCACAATCGACGGGAAGACTGTTATTGGATGGATTGATGGAGAGCTTGGTGCATTAGTATGAGATACTTTAAGTTGATTAATAGCAAAGGCGACGAGCTCAACATTACGTCGCAGAGTATATTTTTTCACGAAGTGGAGGGCCTAGGGTTCGAAGAAGAAACCTCGTTCAGGCGAATCGGCCAGACCTGGTGGCTTAACTCAGCCCTTTTGCGCCAAACCCCGATCACTGGAAAAATTAGTTTTACTGACCTCGAAGGCTTTGATCCATATATTCTGTTTAATGACTTTTACCTGTTCGTGAACAAGGCGCCGCTCACATTGGTATATTACCCGCGAGGGTTAGACCAGACATCGTATCGCAAGCAGGTACGTGTCACGAAGCTAGAAAAGAGTGAACTCAATAAATACGGAGCCTTAGAAGAGGCAATCGCGTTTACGCCTTATACTCCGTGGTACATGGTAGTAACTGTCCAGAATATTATTGCTGGTACCGCAAGTAAAGGCTGGGTTTGGGGCGGTGAACATAATCCGCCCCTGAAGTTCGAGCCTACAGACGACACATCTACTCCTGCAAAATTCGGCGGAGAAATTAGTCAATCTGTGCGCTTATACTCACCGGTGGAAAGCTCCAGCCCAGTCAAGCTTATAATAAAAGGACCGGCTCTAAATCCTATTTGGTCTCATTACGTCGGCAATAAGCTGATCGGAACAGGAGGTTTTTCCGGTAGTGGTATGAACCTGGAAGCGGACGAGGAGCTGGTTGTCGACAATACAAACGGGCATACGAGAATGCATGTTCGAAGTTTGATTACCGGCGAGGATCGTAATGTATATGCCCTGCGCGATTTCGATACAATGTGCTTTTTTACTCTTAAAGAGGGAGACAACACCATCTCTGTTGCCTCGTCAGGTGGGTCTACTGTCGATTTTAGTGTGGAGGGTCATATCTACTATGGCACAGTATAATGTCAATTTCTTTACTCGAGATTTGGCGTTTGTTCATAACGACAGCGCCAATATTAACGAGTTATCGGACGACTATATCTCGATACAGAACAACACGGTCGAGATCGGATTAACCGAAAGGGTCAAAAACGGACAGCTTATTTACTTAGATAATGAGCTGGATACTTTTTTAGGTGTGGTGACCAATATCAAACCGGGTTTCGACACCTTGACGGTGACATACAAGCCATTTCTTTCACTATTCGACACGGACGTATTGTTCGATACGAACCTTCAAAAACAAACGACCACAGATCCGTCAAGCGGCGCAAAGATCAATTCAAAATCGCTTGAGCAAATGCTGAAGGACATGATCGAAGAGATCTACGTTTTCTCAGACGATCCGCTTCAAAATCTTAATCTCGTGATTGTTACGGAAACGAGTACTCCCCGATGGGGGTTCAATCTCAAATCTGATACCGAGGGAACACATTACTGCATAATTGGGTTGTATAGTGTGCTAATTGTAAACGCTCTGAAGAAGTACGGCGTTGCGCTCAGCGTTTTCCCGGACTTTGCCAGCCAGAGCTTGTTCATCTACATCCGCGCGCAAAGTAACTATGATGTCATGGATATCGACGGAGATCTTAGTAATGTGACGGTCAAGACACTCAAAATGAACGACAGGCCCAATGGAACGAACAAGCTTACAGTGTATAACACGAACGATTACGACCAGTATGTAGACTTTTATGTGCATACCGATCGCAGTTGGGATTCCGAAGATACTGATCGTATTACACCTGTTGTCAGGGATGTCCGAGCCGCAATGCCGGATGGCGAAATCGAAGACCCTGATGAGGCGTTTCTCGCATCTGCTGTAGATGTCGCATACGGCGTCTTATCGGGGCAAGCTTGGAACAATCTTATTGAGCTGGAAGTGGCCCCCGAGGACGAGGTAGTTAACCCGCTATCATTATTAATCGGGCAGAGCATCCGCCTGCGGTACAAGGATGGAATATATGAAAGTATATTGACCGGTCGCCGCATCACTGAAGAATCCGTGGTGCTGATATTTGGCTCTGAGCGAATAAGTTTTACTAAAAGATACAAACTAAATGGAGGTGCATAGCGTATGAATGCAGATATACGCGTTTACCCAGACAAAGAGATGAAGGCGATCGATATGGCTGAGATCGTCGGTTCTGTTCAACTCGTGAACGGAATAATTCAGGGGTGCGGGGTTTCAATCGTTCAGAACGCCTTGCACATTAGCGATGGCCGAATTCTTATAAACGGAAGACTAGGGGTTGTTACCGCCGGTAATGTTGAACTCCCCGAACTGGAAGCTACGACAACATGCTATTTGACCGCCGTATGCGATTTGGCGATCGAGAATCCCTTCTATATCGCGCTACTTACTGGCGCTGATGAAAGTGCTCTTGATCAGAAAAAGAGCCAGATTCCTAATTTCAATGCTGGAAACGGTGTTGACTATGTAATTCTTGGAACGGCGACGGTCAACCCGACAACCCGTGCGGTTTCTAATTGGACGCCTCAAAATGCCACTGCCGTGTCTAATAAGACCGAGGTAAGTACAATTAAAAACGACGTTGGGTCTTTGCAGTCGACAGTTTCTTCCCACTCAAGCACGCTTCGCTCGCATACTTCTTCCATCGACAGCCATACAAATACGTTAAATTCGCATACAAACACGATCAACGGCCACTCAAGCACGTTAAGTTCGCACACATCGTCTATTAGCGCTCTTAATTCCGATATGCGTACGACGATGGGCGTCTTAGGAAACTACGCCGATATTCTCGGGTTTTATTACAAAACGATTCCGGCCGGACAGAACGGCTTTACTCAGCTAAAAGCATCGTCGTCGTACCTTATGATCGTTACTGGATGGGCAGCAGATTCTGCCGCTGCTGGCATGTATTTGATCAACTGTGGCACTTCGACATTTGCGTTTAAGACCATAACGGCGGCAACAAACATCACTGTGTCGAACCCATCTAACAATTTGCTTCTCAAAATCGCGAACGGGCGCAGTCAGACTGCCCGTGTAGCGATAATAACTCTTTCCGGGACTCGAATCTGATATTACAATGCATAAGGAGAAAGTAAATGAGTTTAGAAAACATAGTGACTAATCTCGAGCTTGATGTATACAACCATGATTCGAGACAGCCGACCATAAAAGCTATAGCGCTTGACGATAATACTCGCTACGTCGCGGCTATGGTGCGTTATAACGGGATGCCTTATAATGTCGGCCAGGACGCTACGGTAGAACTTATAATTATTAGACCCGACAAAGTAGGTGTAGCTACGATGGGATCCACGTATGAGATTCCCCACGATGATCCTAGCACGGAAGGAATCGAAGGTATTTGCGGCGTATACGCGGAATTAGATCAGCCGGCCCTTGCTCTATCCGGTATACTTCTTGGCCAGTTCAAAATCACCAGCGGGACACAGATCCTTCGTACAGAGATATTCCACGTTAATAATGGCAGGGCTCTGGACGCAGAAACCAGTGAGTGGGCTGACGAATACCAAGGCTATGACTTGGATAAGTTCGCCGAGAGAATCGAAACCGCAGAGGACAAGATAGCCAACGCGTGCAAGATCGTAGCAACCGGGACGACACTGGCTATCACAACTACAAAGGAGGCGTAAGTATGAGCTTATTATGGCATGTACCAGGTTTTCCGAATTACAGAACCGATGTGCAGGAAGGCGATACCCAGTTTTTTATGGACTATAACGATAAGACGGATAAGCGCCATTTCCTGGTAATCGACGGCGGAACACCTACTTACTTCAATATTCTTTGCAAAGATCTGAAGATGTTCGGTGCCCATGAGGAAGATTCTGAACTGCGCGTGGCTGTCAGCCATTCTCATTACGATCATATCAAAGGAATTCGTCTCCTTATGGCTCATAAGACTAAGGACAAATATACCTTCAATATTACAACCCTGTATTGCCAGGATCCGGCATCTCTTAAGAAGGGTCTTCGTGATAACAAGGGATCTGGCTACGTTCGCAGTGACATTAACGTCCTTGAGGAGACCATCGCAGAGGCTAAGGCTAGAGGCATTACGGTTGTATATTTGAAGAACAAGCAGAAAGTTGAGTGGGGCGAGATTAAGTTCCAGAACTTTAGAATGCAGCCCAGCAAAGTAGAGAATGACGACGATCGCGGCTGGAGTTACATGAATGACGGATCTCTTTGCTTCTGGTTCTGGGAACTGAAGTATCTGACAAGCGGAGACGGACCCAATACTATTTCTCAGCTTTGCAAGGATTACGATCTTGATCCGATTATGGTTAAGTGCCCTCATCACGGCAATTTCTTTACTCGAAAGATCGCTACTTGGATGAAGAATAACGGTACGTGGCTGTACTGGGACAACGATCTGTCCAAGGGTATCACCGACTTCTTGCAGACTGGCAGAGAAGATGCTATCGCAGTCGGAATGACCGTCATGAATGTTATTGGGCCCATTAACGGTATATTCTATTCGGGCCGAGCTGTTATATACAAAGGCGGCAAAGTTCATCGTTACAATTGCCCCTATGCCGGAGGCCTTAAAATGTTTGACGTCGATGCCGCGTTCGTGAGAAGAATCATGAAAGGCGATTTCAGCAACGGTGATAGCAGGACCACATATATTCTTTGCTATAGACGTAATCCTGTGCTTGCTCAGAGAGCGGTTAACAAGGTTATATCTCTTGCTAAGGATATTAAGTCTGGCAAGAAGGATTATGGCACGAACAAAGATCGTATCAATCGAATCGACAAAGAGCTCGGCAAAGGATACGGCCAGTTGGTTCAGGATTATATTAATGTTCTGTATGGAGTGAGGAAAAGCGTATGAGTTTGAATGGAGTAGACTTAGCAAGTTACCAGTGGGACATAGATGCCTCGAAGCTTACTACAACAGACTTCGTGATCGTTAAAGCCACACAGGGTACATGGTATAAGAACCCGTATTTCGAGAAGCAGTACAGGGAAGCCAAAACAGCCGGTAAGCTTCTTGGAATCTACCATTATTTCGAAGGCGATCCGATTAAGGAAGCTCAGTTCTTCATTAAGGCTGTTGGTGACCGGATCGGCGAGTGTATTCTTGCACTGGATCACGAGGGGAAATCGAACTCGGTATTTAACACCGGGTCGGAAGTTGACTACGTATACAGATTCTGTGACGAGGTCTATCGCTTGACAAAAGTGAGACCTCTTGTTTATGTGTCAAAAGGCGTTGCCAGGCGAAGAGATTGGTCAAAAGTCTCCACGCATTACGGGCTCTGGTGCGCTCAGTACGCCAACTATAATCTGACAAATTATCAGAGCGATCCTTGGACCGATAGTCAAGGGTTCGGCAGCTGGGAGAAGGACACGATCAGACAGTATTCCTCGCATGGCAGAATTCGTGGCTACGGCAAGAACATCGACATTAATCTAGCATATTTGACCAAGGACGAGTGGCTGGAACTTGCCAGAGGAGATCGCAACAAGGAGACTCCGATTCTGGCTGGTAAGACACAGACTCAATGGTCCAGCTATATTTTCAAGACTACGAAACCCGTGCTCATTTCTAACTCAGGCAGCGATGAGCGTGGTCAGTACAAGAACGGACAAGCAGGAGATCAAAATGGAAGAGAGTGGCAGATCCGAGACTGGTATAACAGGCCTTGGAACTGCGTGCTGAGACATCCACTGGCTGAGGTCAGAGCTTGTCTGGCAACGTTGGCAGTTAAAGCCGCCGAGAACAATAACATTGGATACGATCAGTACAACAGAGACTCTTACGGTAACGCGCTGGCCGATGCTAACTATGACCCCAGCAAGATCACCAAGAAGGTGGAATCTGACTGCTCTAAGGGAGTTATCGACAACACCAGAGCAACCGGTTATATTCTGGGTATCGACAAGCTTAAGAAACTCAATGCCACCTATACGGGTAACATGAGACGAGGCTTCGAGGATGCTGGTTTCCAGGTGCTTACCGCTTCCAGATTCTTAACTAGCGGTGACTATCTGCTAGCAGGTGATATTATTCTGAATGATGCTCACCACACCTGTACCGTAATTACGAATGGCGTTAAATCTGGTAATGAACCTGCTCAAACCGTGAGCGTAACAATGGAGGAGTATGAGATGTTACCTTTGATCAAGAGAACATCTAAGGGAAAATCGGTTGAGCACCTGCAGTGGATGCTGAACCGTGCAACCTATAAGAATAAGAAGACAATTGACGAGGATGGCAGCTTCGGTTGGGATACGACCGGCAGAGTTGTCGACTTCCAGCGTGCGAACAGTCTCGATCCAGACGGTATTGTTGGACCTAAGACCTGGAAGAAGCTTTACGAAAACGTATTCTAAAAATTCCCCGGTTGGATTTTTCTGGAAATGTTTATAAACTACAACGCAAATCCTTCGGGCAAGGCAACGGGAGATTGTGTAATAAGAGCTATTTCCACGATTACAGGTCTTCCTTGGCGAACTGTTCACTGGGAGTTAGCCATGCTGAGCAACGATTTGTACCAGATGATGGATGATAACTATGTCTGGCACGAATACCTACGTAGACTCGGTTTCGATATTCGTATGGTGGACTTGCCTTGCTCGAAGGTTAAAGACTTTTGCAAATGCTTTCCTCAAGGACGTTATATTCTCGGCACGGGAAAGCATGTTATAGCAGTAATTGACGGCGACTACTACGATACCTGGGATTCGGGTAACGAGCTCGCCGTCTTTTATTGGAGGCTGGAGGAGTAATAGCTTCGGTGGCGGAATAGATAGACGCTAGGCTTGGTGAGTTATGCATTATAGCAGACGAATGGTATTAAGTTACCATGGGCATAACATGCAAGGTGCAAATCCTTACCCGAAGTTATTCCATATAGAAAGGAGAATTTAAAATGCCTACAAATTACGGTCAGTATCAGGTACCGCAGACGATCACAATGTTTACCGTACATGGAGAAGAGGGAGCAAACGCATTTCCTGTTAGTCCCGGTCAGAAGGTTACGCTAATCGATGCGGATAATGCGATCATTTATGTCAAGACAGCCAACCAGTTCGGACAGGCGCTCCCGCTTGAAGTATACGACATGGTGTTCAGACAGCCACCTCAGCCCGAGGTACCTGTTGCACAGCCTGCGATGAGTAAGGACGAGATTATCGAGACTGTTAACAAGGCCGTTAAGGAATCCTTGCACAACTATTTTCCACAGATCAACTTCAATGACTAAGGAGGGCTAGTATGAATCCTTTATTTGGTAATGGCGGTTACGGTGGAATGCCTCAGAACGATCCGTTTGGTGTTTTTGGCGGCATGACGAATTTTATGAACCAGTTTAATCAGTTTAGAAGCGGCATTCAGGGCAATCCCCAGCAGATGGTAGATCAGCTAAGACAGAACGGGCAGATGAGCGATGCTCAGTTCCAGCAACTCAGTAACATGGCTAACATGATCATGCCGTTTATGAGAAGATAGGAGATTTCAAAATGGCAGAACGATTATTCAATCATCTGACAATAGACGGGGATGAGGCCAAACTTGATGGCGCCGTGATCAAGAATTTGGAAAATAATAGCGAGTTTAGTGAGTTAAAGAAAGATTTTACTGACATGGTAAACTCAGCCTACGTCACGGATTCTGCCAGTGGCAGAGTTGCTCATTTCGTTGACGGTGCAGATGACGTCCCGATGAAATCTCTCAAGGTCGCCATTGAGCCTGTCCAGTCGGGTAGCGGCGACCCGTCTCCCGATAATGCCAGACCTATCAGCGGATTTAATTCTGTTAAGGTGACGAGAGCGGGGAAGAATCTGTGGAAATTTGATAATACATATTCAGCCGATGCGTCCGGCTCTTTTATTCCGATTGACGATACAAGAGAATTTGCATTAAAAGCTGGGACGTATACATGGTCGTTTACTGTACTTGTGCCACTAGATACGATACAGCTTTTTTTTAACACAAGCAGTGGTGTTAAAAAAGCAGTGACATTTTATATTGGAAAACGAAACGGAACGGGGAGAAAATCATACACGTTTGCGCTTGATGAAGATGTAGCAT